ATCTACTATTCCACTAAAAATATCCATCATTGGAATTATATTATCTTGTGCTCCAGTTTGTCCTCTATATTGTTGCGGTTCATTATTGAAACAGTCTTCATATATTAGACCTTCACCAAATATACTATCGTTTCCTTTTATGCCCATTATGAATACACGGAAATCATTATAACGCTCATGTCTTGATGCTGTCCACATATCTCTTCTTCGTCTATTAATCTCTTGTAAATTTTCTCCGCATTTCTTTAAACTATCTATATTTGTTGTTTTACCATATTCTGTTACTGACTGTATTAATTTTGGGGAAACTTCGTTTATATAAACGTGAACCATAATGAAACCTATTTCGTCTGGGGTTCCTGTAAATTTACACGCCATATCTAGGTTTTTCCAATGTAAATCCTTTGTTGCGTCTTTTTTCACATAATTTCCAAGTGAATATCCATAGTGATAATCCATCCATGGATAAGCTTCTATTTTTGTTGATACCAATACAAAAGGTTTTGCTATGTTTTTTGGTAATAACTGTCTTGCTTTTCCATAGTTTCCTGATTTTAAAAACTCCTGATATGACTGCTCCAAAGTGAAACCTGATGTTATAAATGCGTAAGCTCGAAATAATGCCTGTAAAACGAATGGATCCGTTTCCAAATAGATGATTTCAGAATAGTCTGGTATATTTTTTACTTTTAAAACAATTTCATCGGGTATTCCAAGAATACCCTTGTTTTCTGTATCATTTGTGTAATTTTGGAAAACGTGTAATTCATTTATTGTTTCTTGTAACAAACTATATTCCTCAGGCAAAACACGTAAAGGGTCTTTTATTGGTAAAAATCCGTGGTCGCTTGAAACGTTGAAAAATCCATCTGTATATTGTTTTTCCCAGTAAGAAGTCATTACTTATACTTGTATTATTATATTTAAATGGGTATCATTAATTATTTATATTTATGTAACTAATTTTTTTACCTTTGTATGTAATTCTTCAATTGTACCATTGTTTTCAATTATTGTATCAGCTTGACAGCGTATCCACTCCGTTTCCGAACGATGTAGCAATTTGACTTCTTCTACGTATGCACCGTTTTTATATGATGTGAACCATTGTGGCATATTTCTATAAACAGTAATAATTTGTCCTCCATAGTTCCGTATCAAATTTATTTCGTTTTCGAATCTACAATCGGTTATTATTACATTTTCTTCTTCTTTTACCATATTTATTAGTTTGTTTTCAACAACCTTTACCCATATATCTGGATGCCAATGATTTCGAAATAGTTCTGTACCGAAATACTGTAACGCATATCTCGGTGTTAGTTGTGGCATATCTAATGTTTTTGACCACCATAGGTCTATTTGTTCCCGCCATTCTCTATCCTCTTTTGTTAATCCTTCTAGCTTTTCTCTTGACCATCCAAATATAACGGATAAAACATCTTTTAATGCGCCTGCGAAACTGAGTTTTTTGTATCCATATTCATTTATTAATAGTTCTGCAATGGTATCTTTACCTGACGATTGAAAACCACAAATTCCAAAGATCATTTGCTATAAATATATGAGAAATATATTTTTATGTTTTTAGAAGAAATTATATATATATAATATATGTCATCAATAGCATTGGGTCTTGAGGATGAGGATGATAGTTCTGAGTCGGAAAACACACATTATATACCTTCACCAGATTCACCAAATACAGAAAAGTCAAGAAAAATTGCATTAGCGAATGCACTTTCTTCAACTGTAAATGATATGAAAGAAAGATTAAGAAAACATGGGTTTACAGATGAAACAGAAATAGAAGAAATAGCACAAGCCCATAAAAAAGTGGAACGGGCTGATATGAGAAAACGTATGAAACGTATTGATGAAAGAGGTTTATCAAACGAAATTGAAGGACTGAATAGTCTTGATAGTTTAAATTTTTCTAGTAATAGTAATTATGATAGTGATGATGATAGAACAGCTAAAAAATCACGACGTGGTGGTACTCGTAGAAGAAGAACAAAACGTTCTAAGAAGAAGAAAACTAAAAGAAGAAGAAGGCGTTCCAGAAGATGTTAAAATAGTTTATATATATTAAAAGAGAACTTAAAGGCCGAGGGTTGATCCTCCTTTTTTCTTTAAGTTAAAAATAGGATAATATATATAAAAGTGAGAAAGTGAATACAAAAGTCCCAGGGGTTTTGGAAAATGGACATTTATAAATGTCCAAAATTGGAAATCCGAAAAAAGTCTTGAAAAAGGTCACTTTTTTTGGACTTTGTGACCATAATGCTCTCATTTTCGTTTTTTTGTTGAAAAATGTTGTGATGCTAATTTTTTCATATTTTTTTAAAAAAACTACTTAAGCAACTTTTCTGTTAACTATATATTAACAAATGGAAACAAAAAGTTGCCAAAAAGTTGCTCCGCATTTTTGTTGTAAAACTTGTGACTATGTTACGAGTAAGAAAAGTAGTTACGAAAAACACTTGGACACACTGAAACACTACAAGTTAACAGAATTAACAAACAAAATCGCCAAAAGTTGCTCAACCGATAATGAAGCCAAATTTTTATGTGAATTCTGCGATAAAAAATTTAGGTCTCGTGTCGGTCTATGGAAACATAAAAAATGTTGCAAAGAACCAAAAAAAGAAAAAGAACCAACAAAAGAAAAAGAACCTACAGATAAGGAACTCATTATGATGCTAATTAAAGAAAATTCTGAATTCAAAAATATGGTCATTAAGGTTTTAGAAAATGGCACTAATAATACTACCAATAATACAAATAATACAAATACTAACTGCAATAACAGTTTTAATCTTAACTTTTATCTCAATGAAACATGTAAAAATGCTATGAATATTACCGATTTCATTAGTCAACTCAATGTTGGCATCAAAGATCTCGAAGAAACTGGTAGATTAGGGTTCTCCGAAGGAATTTCCAAAATATTCCTTAATGGACTTAAAGAAATTGACGTTACTGATAGACCTATTCATTGTTCTGACATTAAAAGAGAAACGCTATATATTAAAGAAGATAATGAGTGGATTAAAGACAATGAAAACAAAGCTATTTTAACAAATGCTATTAAAAATGTAGCTCATAAGAATATTAAACAAATAAAAGAATGGCAGAAGTTGTATCCTGAATTCAATGACCCCGATTCCAAACAAAACGATAAATATCTTAAAATTGTATGCGAATCTATGTCTGGATCATCTCAAGAAGAAACTAACAAAAATTATAACAAAATTATTAAAAATATAGTCAAAGAAACCATCATCGATAAAGAACCCGTTTAAAATATTTTATGTTAGAACATAGAATATTTTAACTATTTTTTCAGATAATATAATATATTTTGAAAGTAACTTAAAGCCCTTTAAGTAGTTTATAATATAATATATTTTATCCCGTAGTACCATTCAAAAACACTTGTCTAAAAACTTGTGCTTGTAATTCTGGGGTCACCTTTCTTATTTGCGCTAACAATTGATCTCTTAATGTCGTCTTTGAACCATCTGCTTTTAATACTGATGCCCCTGTATACCAATCTGGTGGAGTTAAAACTGTATTCGATGTATTACACGCGTTCGCCACATTGTCAACATTAATACCACCTCTAAGAACACCTGTTCCCGTTTGAACCGCATATGGGAATGGCTTTTGGAAACCCACTGGATTTTGACACTTTCTTTGAATTCGCAATGTGTAATCGCTTGCGTCTTTTGGTTGATGCAGTGTTTTTGTGTAAGCGGCGTTTGCCATTTGGAGATTCATTGTGTAACCACGAGCGGGAGTTGTTTGACATCCTGTAGAACCGCCAGTCTTCAAATAATTTACATAATTAGCATCATCGTTAACATCATACCAACAATAGTTTGCGGCCGATTTATTTTGAACATATAGACCTTGACTTGCTGTATCCGTTTGGTTTCCTGTATAAACTGGTTGAACCCAATTATTCGGATATTGGCCTGCATTTATCCATCTAAAACGACGTGCTAACATTCCTTTTGTACTTAGAACTGGTGGTTTAACTATCGAATTCTGTATTGCGACCCCTGTTGTTACAGGCGTTATATTTAATGAATAATTATCTGGACCATCAGGATAACGACCTCTAGTGCCTCCCCATCCCTTTGGATATTGACCACGAAAAGGTGTTGCGCTTTTACTAAATCGCATACTAGCCCCTACGCCTCCAATATTTCTATTTGGACCTGTTATGGAAAATCCCGCATTTGAAGCATTATAATAATTTCCACCTACCAATCCATCTGGACCTACTAAACTGGCCTTGAAAATTGTAGAAGGCAAATTACCTTTTCTCCCATATGGACCTTGATATATCCAGTAGTTATTTGTTGCTTTACCTGAAATTTTTGTAGCACTTGAAGCACTGTTTATTGATTTTTTTTTAAATGTTGCTAATGACATATATCATAAATATAGATAATTAATTTTTACTTTCAAACATTTCGATATCTATATTAACAATAATAGTCTTTTATCTATTTTATCGTCCAAACATCTTTTTATAAACCAATACAGTTTTGTATTTTTTAAATGTCCTATTACATTTTCTATCTCTTCAACACTTTTTACTTCATTACCAACTAACAAATATTGCTTTAACAAGCAAAATACTACTAATGTCCCTAAACTATAATATGAGCATTTGTAATTTATTGAACCCGGTAGTGTTGTTAGTTTAAGTATCTCTGGATTGGAAAAATATGGAGATTTTATTGGAGCATAGAATTGTATCTCGTTTTCTATAATAGGCATTAAATGTTCACAACTACAAAAAATAAAAGTACCGTCTACTACCATTATATCTCTTATATCTATTCCATAAAACCCATAACTTAAATTATTTAAATGTGTCATTTGTCTTGTTAGTTCATCTATCATTTTTATACAATTATTATATGATATTCTCTGATCATAACTATTTAATAGATACTCCTTTAAAGGCTTTACTTCTTCTGCTGAAAAAAATATAGAATTTGTTTCATAATCATATTGAACCGATTTTACTAGTCTTTTTATTGTTTTGTACATTGGATTTGTAGCTTCTCCATATATCTTTAAACTATACGTAAATTCGTTTATTTGACTTAATTCATAATTTGAATTCATAACTTAAAATTTAAAACAATCATATATTTATTTTTTTTTTATTAAACGAAATCATATTACAATGGATAAACCATATTCACTTTATAATCTTTTAATTTATTTTTATTTTTATCCTTTATTACGAATGAGAATTTATGATTTTGATCTCTCTCTTCTAGTGGACTCGAGAGATAGTTTACTATTTCCATAAATGATACATAATTTTCTAAAATTAGACAATCATCCATATACATTATACTATTTTCACACGTTAATTCTAATGTGGATCCTAATTCTAAATCTGGATATTTTTCTGTTGCTTCTTTATTTGTATTTATATGTACCTTTTTTTCGAAAAACCTTGAGCTTATTAATTTATACATTTTTTTAAATGGCATCTTGTATCTTTTATCTTATTAAGTTATTTAATTTATGGTGCTACATTTAAAATTGTTAATTCAATTTTAATTATTATATTTAACTAATATATGAGTAAACAACATAACAAAAAATATACCCGCACCCATAAAAGACGCACTCATAAAAAACATACTTATAAAAGACGCACTCATAAAAAACATACTTATAAAAGACGCACCTATAGAAAAAGTCTTATACAAAATTCGAATGATTCTACATTTAATACACCTGAGAAAATTATTGTAGATATGGATAATAATAAGACTGGTAACATTATACCTGGTTTAAGAAATTATTTAGGCAACATATAAAAAAAGAAGGTTTTACCCCCTATTTTTATATTTTTATATTTTTACTTTTGTTAGTTACTTACCAATCAGAATCATATCCGTTAACCATTGTATTTTTACTATTTATAGGACTGTTATTATATTCCTCTTCCTCTTCTTCATCATCTGATGAATCGGATTCCTCATCTGCCCAACTTAGCATGCTCGTTTTTTTTATTATATTGGGAAACTCTATTTTTTTTGTAGAGGCTAGAACTTGAACTTCAGTCTTAGAAAGAGACAGAGGAATAGGAATGGGAACAGACTTAACGATCTTAGGCTCTGGAACAGCTGTGGCCAACGCAGCCGCATAATTGTTATTTTTATTGGGTGCTGTAATATTCGCCTTGACTAGCTCTGGAAACTCTTCAGCCAATGGCTTATTTCTTATATTTTTATCCTCATCATCCGAGTCACAATTCAAACACGTAAACGCATTTCTAGGTGCTTGTTTTGTTTTCTCAATGGGCTTAGATGCTTTTTTACCCATTTCGTAGTTACGATATGAAGCTTCCTCTCTTTTATTCTGCTTCTCTCTTTCCTTAATGATAGGACAATACTTAACAGTGTGTCCATTCTTATAGCAGTATCGACATTCTAGAGCCAAGAGTAGGGGACAAGTGACCTTTGAATTAGGGTCACGTGACTCTCTTGTAAAATGAGAACGGAATTCTGCTTCAGATTTTCCTGCATCCTGACATACTTTGCAGTACTTCTGTTCAGAGACGGTATTCTTATTGTTGCGAGACATTATTGATTTCTTAAAGTTTGATTTGTGTTAATAGCTTTTACATATAATTTGTAACTGAAAAGTATTTCAATTTTTTTTTCCAATAATGTATTTCTTTTACACTAAAAATTTTTACTATTATTGGAAAAAAATTGAAATGCTTTTCTAAATTATATAATATTGTAACTCATTACCTATACTTAGACTTATTAAAAATATGGATTTTCAAGAATTTGACCACTGGATAGTTAGTCAATGTATATATGAAATTATTGATACAATTGAACAAAGGTGCACATATAATGAGGATGAAGTGAAAAAACAAATAAATAACATATTGTCTAGACGTAATGATTTGTATCTTAGAGGCGAATATGAACTAGAAGACGGAGAAATTATTGAATAGATGTATTATGTTACGTGTATTGTATTGCTTATATTTTATGTATTACTTTATAACTGATTAATTTTTTTTCAGTTATTTTTTTTCAAAAAAAATTGAAATACTTTATTCTGTATTTTGGGAACATAAATACTATTAATATAAAGTAACATTAAGTTTTCTTAAAATGACTGACGTAATTGATCTTAGATACCTTGTTGAATCTCAACCATCCCTTTGCATTCCTCGTGTTTTCAATAACATTAATGAAACTAGAATTCGACAAGTGTTTGATGAACTTGACCTTGGTAAAATTAATCACATTGATATCGTTGAGCGGAAAAGTGAAAAGGGTGACTCATTTAAACGAGTGTATGTTCACTTCGATAAGTGGTTTTGGAACGAAGATGCCCAGGCAGCGCGTAGAAAACTTATCTCTGGGAAAGAAATAAAAATAGTTTATGATAACCCTTGGTTTTGGAAGGTGTCTGCTAATAAGTGGGCTCCTTCAAATACAAATGACAGAGAAAAACGCGAAGAAGGGAATAACAGACCTAAACCTCATATTGAGTTCGACGACGAAGATGTAAGACCTAGACAGAATCGTGTGAATGAATCAGAGGAACTCAATAATTATATAAAAAAGAGACCCGATCAAAAGAGACCCGATCAAAAGAGACCCAATCAAAGAAGACCTAATGATCACTCAAGAGAGCCTATAATAAAGCAAGAAGAGCCAACAGTATACCAATCAACATTTCAACAAATGCCACAACTTCCTCCTCCTAAGAAAATAATTCTTTTAAAGAAGAAGGCTCCAGTAGTAAAGGAAGTTTTGGAAGAAGTTGTTTAATAAATTTGGTTGGACATTTTCTAAAAAAAATTGAATTGCTTATATTATTTAATACAATATTCAAACAATTCAAACAATTCAAACAATTCAAACAATTCAAATAATTCAAAATGAGCGTACTTCTTCTTAATATGAGTCAGGGCACATTTATTCGCGTTGATGGAATAGAAACACCAGAATATAATAAAAAAGTAAAAGAGTTAATAACCCCTTTTGGAAAAGACACGTTAAGCCATTGGTCTAAAGAAGATAAAATGGTAATTGTTCCAGAACATTTGAACACTTATGTAGAAAAAAATTACGGTGAAATTTATATGTATGTTAAAGTCCCATATTCTCCTATAATTACGTAATAAAAATCCAGAAAAAATTATAAAAAAAGAAAAAGAGGGTCCCTTTTTTTCATAAAATATAAAAAATTGAAACTTATTATTACTTCAATTACTTATTTAAACAATAAAGAAATACATATAAATTATAATTTTATAAATCAAAAATTAGAAATGCCTATTCATTGCTCTTACTGCCGTAACGAAGGTCATAACATTACTCGTTGCGATAGTCCCAATATTGAAACCAATTATAATCTCATCAAACAGAACTATAAAGATATTTTAAGGCAAGGAATAACAAATGATAGAACAAGAAAAAATCTGTTTATGTATACTTTGTGTCAGAATTATGACTTAAGTTTATTAAAAGCTGTACATTGCCGTTATGCAAAGAACCTAGTAAGTGGAACTTCTAAAAAACTTATAACTGAACATATTTGGATCCATTTCCAAGATGTAAGTTTAGAAAATGTATCTGAAAGTTCTGAATGGTTAGAAGCAAGAAGTTTACCTACAACTGCTGACGAGGTGCCTCATTATGCACAAGATATTCTTGAAGAACCTGAATCAGATGAAGAAGACAACGTTATGTGGTCTATTGATAGAACTCCAAGCGTAGAAGATCTTACACCACCACCCACTGTTCATAGGGAACATAATGCTAGTGATTTAAGAACAAGAAGAGGAGTAACAGAATTGTTCATACCATTTGCATTAACCCCATTTGCATTAATACCAAGAAATTTGAATAACGAATTTGACAACGCAATTAATTATATGACCCCAATACAAACACAAACACAATCATCTGTTAAAAAATATAATATTGCACCTACTTTATCTGTTATTGAAACAAATGGTGTTTTAGAACAATGCCAAGATTGTGCTATTTGCTATGAAAACACAAAGGTTTCCGATACTGTAACTCTTAACTGTGGTCACAACTTTTGCGGTCCTTGCGTAAAAGGAACTTTGAATGCTCATAATAATATGTATGCTGAACCTGCATGTGCTTTATGTCGAGCACCTATGACTCACTTTATAACTAAGTCTACAGATATTTATAACTTAGTGTCGGAACATTGTTATGTGTAATGTGTTGTTTTGTTATTGCGTTGTTTTGTATTGTTAGTTGCTAATTTAATTATAATCTCTTTTTTCTTCGTTTTATATATATGGGAAGATCTAGTATTTATAATAGATTATTTGGTTCTGGGTTAAAAGGTGGAGCTAAAGTTGATTTGTTAAGATTGATGTACGAAAAGAAGGAATTTTTGATATTGGTTTTTTCCAATTTAATAGCACAATTGGGCATCACCTATTATGTTATGCAAAAAACTAACAATCCTAATATAGGTTATTGGCCGTTGTTTTTTGCCCAGCTAATTATTATTTTTGTGATTATATTGGTTCCGATGCCAGAATTTGTAAAGTTTCTCATTTTTTGTCTCTTTTCTTACATTTTCGGGCTTATGCTCTCACCCTTAAACAGCAAGTATAGTTCTGACACGCTAAATGTAGCGGTTACTGGAGCATTGACTGTATTCGGCGTATTTTTGGCGGCCGGTGTAGCCCTGTTTGCCGGAGGCATTAATCTCGGCTACAAATTTGGTGCCATTTTATTCTGGTCGCTTTTGGCATTAATCGTCGCCCGCTTAGTCTTTGTATTAGGAACCAATCTGAACCAAGCCAATAAAATATTGTCCTTTATAGGAATCATTCTTTTTGCTGTTTATGTTGCATATGATACTAACATAATTCTACAAAGAAATTACTCTGGTGATTTTATTACCGCATCTATGGACTATTATTTGGACATACTTAATCTATTTACCAGTTTTCTTGGTTCTGAAAATAATTAAACACTTTTGAATTACGTAAAACAATTTAAAGATATGTCATTATATTTCATATAATGGAATTTATAAACGCTTATGATCTTATATCCTTTTCTAATAAAATAATGACTGAAACTTCTATTGATAAGGTTATGTCGTTATCTATCTTTATTGATTCTAATGACGATAAATTAAAAAATATGTATTTGGAATACGCCCATAAACATAACGACAAAATTATGAACGACCCTCATTTTTATGATGCCGGATTTGACATCTTTTTACCAAAAGATGAACTTAATCAAGGTTATACTAATTTTTTCTGCGCTATTCCTAACATATCATGTAATATCAATAAAGTCGATTTTAAGGTAAAATGTTGTGCTAAAATTGTTACCAAAAATAACAGCTATTTTACTCCTTTTTATACATATGCTCGCTCCAGTATGTCAAAGACACCTTTACGCCTTGCGAATAATCAAGGCATTATTGATGCTGGATACCGTGGTCCTTTAATCGGAATGTTTGATTGTATTTATTCTAGTGGAAGATATATAGATGGTAAATGGAGAATGGATGACTGGA